CAAGTACTGATTGGACACAAGGAAATGATACACCACTTTCAGATGCAGACAAAGCAGAGTGGACAACATATCGTGCTGCATTAAGAACATTACCAGCAGACCAATCGTCAAAAACGACATATGCAAGTATTACATGGCCGACCAAACCGTAGCAGTAAAAACGAAATGGCCGAAGGATAATTCGGAGTCAATAGAATAAAAAGAGAGGTTTTGTCATTCTTCACTTTCCGTAGTTAATAAATATAAATATGAAACCAATGGATAATTTTATCAATTTACGGAAAGAATATGGCAGTCTCACTAAAGAAAAAAAGTCAAAACTACATTATTGATCAAGGTACTACCTTTGAAAAAACAATAGGTGCAGAGAATGCATCTTCTTCATCCGTGACCATTTCCTCTGGTACGGTTGCAGGCGGAATGATTAAGAATTACGCCTACGCAAACACTATTCAAGCATTTACAACTTCTGTTTCTGGTGCAAATTGTACCTTCTCGTTGACCGCAACGCAAACTTCTGGTCTAGCAGAGGGGAAATACTTCTATTCTCTTACTTACACTCAGAGTGGTGGGACAATTAAAGAACGACTTGCAGAAGGACTCATTACAGTAGAACCATCGGCAGAAATTAATAACGGATAATAAACTATGTCTTCAACACAACCAGCATCAACTACAGAATTAAAAGAATATTGTCTGCGAAAACTAGGAAAGCCTGTTATTGATGTGAACCTTGCAGATGAACAGATGAATGATATGATTGATGAGTCTATTCAATTCTTTCAAGAATATCACTTTGATGGGACAGAAGTTCATTATGCAAAAGAACAAATTTCGGCCAGTACTCTTACATTTGCAAGTGCATCAACTGGAACATTTAGCACAGAAGAAACAATCACAGGTGGAACTTCTGGTGCAACTGCAAAAGTTCATGAGGTTACAAGTTCAACTGTTTTAAAATTCAAACAGCACAAAAATCCTGACGGATTGCGAGAAGCAAATACTTCTGCAACATTTACCGCAGGTGAAACGATTACAGGAAGTGATTCAGGTGCAACTGGAACTGCTCATGCAACGCAAGCAACAGCTGTCGTGTTTGGAAACATAGATACGAAAGCAATCACGGCGGATGATACTATTATCGGAATACGAGATGTTCTTCCAATCAGATCATCTAAACTTGCTTCTGATGATATGTTTTCTATTGAGTATCAATTCAATTTAAATCAATTGCCTGGTCTTCTTAAAGGGAGCGGAGGTCTTTCAAACTATGCAACAACCAGACAGTATATTTCTTTGATGGATGATCTATTCTCTAAAAGTGATACAAGACAGATTCGTTTCAATAGACTCACTGACCAAGTCCACATAGATATGGATTGGGATCACGGAATTAAAATAGGTGATTGGTTGGTTCTACAGTGCTACAAGAAAATTGATGGTAGTGTTTACACAGAATTATACAACGATATTTTTCTTAAAAAATATACAACTGCATTGTTCAAGAAACAATGGGGTGCAAATCTTATGAAGTACGAGGGAATGCAGCTGCCGGGCGGTGCAACTCTCAATGGTAGACAGATTTATGACGATGGCCATACCGAATTAGATAAATTAGAAGAAGAATCACAACTGCGGTATCAGTTGCCCGATAACTTTTATGTAGGATAGTGTAATGGCAACAAATTCATACTTTCGTACATTTGATGCAAAAAATGAACAAGAACTTTTACACTCTCTTGTTACTGAATCAATTCAGATATACGGACACGATGTTTCTTATATTCCAAGAACTTTAATAAACACCGATACAATTCTGGGCGAAGACGCTATTTCAGAATTTAAAGATGCTTACTCAGTAGAGATGTATATCAAATCCGTAGATGGGTTTGAGGGTGAGGGCGATTTAATGTCCAAGTTTGGATTGGAAGTCCGTGACCAAATTGTATTCTCACTTGCACGAAGAGCTTGGGAACGATTGGATCTAGGAGTTCGGCCGAAAGAGGGAGACTTAGTTTTCTTTCCTCTTACTAATAAAGTATTTCAAATTATGTTCGTTGAACACGAAACACCTTTTTATCAAACAGGCGCATTACCTACATTTGATATTACCTGTGAACTATTTGTTTACTCTGACGAGAAAATGGATACTGATATTGATGCAATTGATGTAATCGAACAGAAACAATCTTTTGTTCGTACATTTGAATTGTCAAGTATTTCAGGAACATTCTCTGAAGGGGAAACTGTCACTGGCGGAACTTCATCAATTACAGGAGAAGTTGCAAGGTGGGACTCTTCCACGAATTATCTTTATCTCATCAATATGACCGGCACGTTTACATTAAATGAAATTATCACTGGTACAACAAGTATGGCCACTGGAACTTACTCGACAAAAATTACAACCGATGAGACTGTTGAAACATTATCGACTATAGATGCTGGTACGTCTGATAATGTTTCTAGCAACAAACAATTTGAAATTGATGCAGATTCGGTATTTGATTTTACTGAAGGCAATCCGTTTGGAGATAATCCGTAATGTTTGGAACTTATTTTTACCACCAGACTTCAAGAAAGATGGTGGTTGCATTTGGAACTTTATTTAATACCATTGAAGTCCGTAGAACTAATAGTGCAGGGTCAGTTATTGAAACGATTAAAGTTCCTCTCGCATACGGGCCAAAGGAGAAATTTCTTACTCGTATAAGTGCAGATCCTAATCTAAATCCAAGTGTGGCACTTACTGTTCCACGAATGGGGTTTGAGTTGACTTCAATGTCTTATGATGCTGTAAGAAAACTCAATACTGTGGGAAGAAATGTCGCAGCAGGAACTACTGGACTGAAAAAACAATTCAATCCTGTTCCTTATAATTGGGACTTTTCTTTGTACGTTTACGTAAAGAATGCAGAAGATGGAACACAAGTTTTAGAACAAATTCTTCCATTTTTCACACCAGAATTTACAGTAACAATGAATCTTGTTTCTTCTATGAATGAGAAACGAGATATACCACTTATATTAAATTCTGTCTCTAGTGAAGATACATACGAAGGAGACTTTGCTTCAAGGCGATCTATCATATGGACACTTTCTTTTTTAATGAAGGGGTTTCTATATCCAAACGTTACAGACAATGCAAAAGTCATAACGGATGTAACAGTAGATACTCATCTAATGGGAGCAGTCGCAGCAGAACCTGAATATATAGTTATGGAGGACAGTTCTTCATATAACAGTAATTTTCTAGTGTTAGACAGTCATGATACAGATCTTTCAACACGAATAAGAGTTTTGAATGAAAGTTCAAACGCAGCAGTTGCCGCAGGTGCAACAGTCAGTAGAACGAATGTCGTACCAGAAGATGCAACTGCATTGACAGATGATTCTTTTGGATTCACTAAAACATTTGAATTTTTTCCTCACGGAGAAACATACGATCCAGTAGCCGGAACAGATAGTTAATGAAAACTGAAAAATTAGTGGGACAAAGGGTAGAAAAACACCTTGAGTTAGTGGAAGAAATTCCACAAAGTGATTTGAAAATATTAACTCCCATAGTTGAAAAGATTCCAACTGTGATAGATGATAAAGATGACAATAAAGATAATGACTTTCAATATGCTCGTGAAAATCTTTATGACATAATTGAAAAAGGCAGAGATGCAATGGAAGAACTTCTGGAAATTGCTAAAGCAGAAGAGTCTCCTAGAGCCTTTGAAGTGTTCGGACAATTACTCAAAAATATGTCTGATACTCAAGAAACATTAATGGGATTGCATCAAAAGAAACAAAAACTAGAAAATGCTGGAGATAGACAGGAAGTCACCCAAGCTCAAAACGTTACTAATGCATTATTCGTCGGCAGTACTGCTGACCTACTGAAATTGGTAAAGAAAGAGACAAAAGAAAATGGTTGATTTATTTAATGAGTTTGATTTGTTGATGTATGCAGTTATCATATTTTCTTCATTTTGGATTTTTCTATTTAATTATAGAATAGATAACAAAGAAAAATACGAAGGACATAGTTGGTTAATAGGCCTTGATCTGGCAATTAACATTGGTATGTCACTTACAGGATATTTGATGAT